TCCCCCTCCTCTATAACCGTTGGGTTTAATACCCGACATACTCCTGGAGCCTTTTATGCCTAAGACAATAATTAAGTCTAAGCAAAATGCCACTGAAGTTACTCACCTTGCCGGCCAATTGGTCGACGTAGGAGGTCACTTCGATGTGTTGAGCTACGAGCTTATTGATTCTTTGCTCGTGTCTCTGAAGGCGCTCAGGATCTGTCATCACATGTTCACTCCTATCTGCCATGGACCAAAAGTCTATTATGGAGAAGAGCTACTTGCGGTGATTAGGGCTATAGAGAAAATGCTCATGGTTGATGAAAAGGACACTTACCAACCGGAAAGCATTCAAGGGGACCTCTTTTAGGCATGGCTTTCGCCATGTCTTGCTGCTACGTCTAAAAGACGTTTACTTCATTTCTTAAATCAAAGGAGTTTGCGAGTATGTCTGCACCTGCTAAACAAAAGAAGGTGAAGATGTATCCCGTCCTCCCGTTTACCCCTCGGACTGAAAGGTTCAAGTGGGACTCGAAGGGAACTACGGTCACAAATGTCCCGATTAAAGGGTATGAGTCGATTCACTGGCGCGACACCTGGAGTACTGGGAACGTCGTGCAAGCGCATACTGACTCGTATCTCTCCATCTCGGGCGTTTCAGCCTTACGTTCTACTGTTGGTGATAAAGACTGGAGACAGCTAGTAGCCACAGGGCAGAATGCAACCCATCCATATGCTAGGACGGGTGCTTTTGCTAAGTCGACACATCATTCTGGTACCGCCTACTCTGTGGGATATTCTCCTGCAGATACAGTAGTGTTTTGGGGTCAGATGATAGGGCCGGCATGCGTGCAGATCAACGATACGACACCGCTAGTAGATGCGGCGTTGGGTCGTCTTAAGCACAAACTGAATGGCTACATTGGCAACGCACAGCTCGCAGCGCCGTTGGCCGAGGCTAGAGAGATACACCGCCTTGTGCGGGACATCAATAGCTTTGGTTTGGATGCTGTGAAAGCGATGCTACTGCTAAAGAAAACAAAAGGCAAGAGCGCTCTTAAACTCGCTAGTAAAATCTGGCTCGGTTTCGGGTTTGGAATTAATCCCATGCTCAAAGATATCGAGTCGGCTGCGAACGCAATCCTAGATTATCAGGAACGCGCTGATCGCGGTATACGAGTTTCAGGGACGGCGACTACGGACTATTTTTCTAAGGGACAGCAATATCCTTCCTCAGAGCTCAGCCCTGCTACTACCAATAGTTATGTCTTAGGTAGCGCAAAGCATCAGCTGGGTGTCCGAATTGTAGCAGGCTTGGATCTTAAACTTAGGTCCAGTGCCTCTTACAGTGTAGTCGATCACTTAGGTTTAGCAATCACTGACTTTCCCAGTGCTATTTGGGAGTTGGTGCCCTATTCTTGGGCGGTCGATTATTTTAGTACCGTTAGTGGGTGGTTGGATGATGTGTTCTTCACCCTTCCAGGGTCGACGAAATACGTCAGCCAAAGCACTCGGTACCAGAACGAAGTAGTCTGGTATCCCCAGGTCAAAGTTGATCCGGCGAAAGGCTATCAAGGCCAAACGTCGGTGACCAACGGGGGTTTCAGATACTACTCGTTCAATCGCATTTCTCTTGCTCAACTCCCTGTGCGGTCTCTTCGTGTCAAAAGCGCGGATGAGATTGCTATGCATGGCCTAACCAAGTTTCTAAATCTGGCGGCTGTGCTATCCGGTCACGTGAAAACACCAACAGTCTAGCGTGTTTAATGTGACGTTCGACCTATAGGAGACATACATGTCTTTTGCACCTGCAAGCCCTATCACAGGCGCGGCGGTTACGGGTTTAACGACCCCGACCTATACGCATGTTGCTGACGTGGCACCGAACATTAACGGCAAACAGTACGCCGTGACTGCACTCGGTGGTACACAAACGGGAGTAGATGTGAATAGCGTATCAAAGCCGTTCACGATTTCCTTCTTCCGTCCAGCGGTGTTGCGTACGTTGCCGCAAGCAAATCCCGTGACTGGTGTTATCAAGAACGTCCCGATCAACACCTATAAGCTCATTACGAGAAAAGGTGCTGCTCCGGCGGTCAACCAGAGTATCCTTGTGCCGCGTATTACTACGACACTGGAGATTCCGGCTGGTGTTGACACTTATGAGCCAGAGGAAATTCGCGCGATGATCAGCGCACACTTCGGTGTGGGTTGGGCTCAAGCGGATGGAATCAGTTCAACCGTGTTGACTGGTGTCATCTGATGGACTGGGCTAAAGCGAAGTCACTAGCCATAGGTAGCGCTGTTGCGACAGTTCTTGTCGTACATGTGCCGCCCGTGGTGACTGACCCGCTCTATAGAGCTGTTGCCCAAATGCGTCAGAGCTACGCCAACACCGATCCGCAGTCTGACGGCACGTCGTCGAATGTTGTTGACGTCGTGTCTACGGCTGTGAAGAAGATGGTGAAGTAGGTCCGCAAGGCACTTACCGATCCAAACGGTGTTTCTTGATTTAAAACGTTAGTTCATTGGGAGTTATCCTGTGAGTAAAAACAACGTAAGGAAGCTTGACGAGGCACGCTTATCGGCGTTCCTCTGCACGCTGTCAGAAGAGCTTCTTGCTAATGGTCCCATAACACCGGGAGTCCATCGGCAGGTACAACGTGCTCGTAAAAGAGCGCGCTTCCATAGAGAAGAGCTTCGAGACCAGGCGATCAACACTTTTGTGAAGATCAACCAGGAAGTGGGACGTTTACAAAATGAATGTCCCCCTTCTAAGTGTCTCGATAAGGACGTCTTGGCGAACGCTAGGCACTTCATTACTGTTGTGCTCGAACGTTTTACCTCGACGTTTGACGAGGAGGCAATACAGCAGCCCCTCGAGCTATCATACCTGTTCGACAATTGGCGGTTTGGGCCTGGCGCTAGTAATGGCGTCAAGGGCACACACACAGCCGAGAAGATCGGGCAGGATATGACTTGTACCGCTCAGTGCGAACCCTTTGTCCTTAAACTACGACGTACTAACCCGTACTTCGTGGCTAGAGATAGCCGCTTAAAGATCACGGGGACGACGATAGTCGAGGGTTCCAGACTGACAACAGTTCCTAAGAACGAGGACACAGAACGTACAATCGCCATTGAACCTTCGGGTAATATGGCCATGCAGCTTGCTGCAGGGTCGTACCTCGAGGGGGCTCTCAGGCGTATCGGATTGGACATACGCGTGCAATCGCAAAAGAACATCGCGAT